GGCAGCCACCAAGGCCGCTTTTTTACCTCTTGTTTCTGCGATTGCTGGGGCGCATAGGTTACATGGCTCCCCGGTAACGCCAGGATCCCGGTTGTCTGTCTCTGGGCCTGCGTAGGCATAAAAAAGGCCCTCCAGATAGTGAATCCGGCAAAAACAATGACAGCGAGCCATAATAGAAATTGCACATTCTTGGCATTTGTTACCGGGCTAATAAAACCTGAAAAGAATTTTTTAAGATCGAATTTCTCTACCTCTGCCATTTTATACCCCTTATTTCTTCTTAGCTGGCTTCCAATTCAGCGTGGATCCGGTATAATATAGGTAACCAACCACCGCTAAGGCTGAAATAACGGCCCCGATCCAGAAATTAGCGCTTAAAACGAGTTTCACGAGTCCTAACATGTCGCACCTCCTCTAATTATTTCACGTGAATTAATCGCCATTATTAGGCTGCGATATTGCCCGGCACCCTTCATTGATATGCCTTACCCGAATATAAATGCTGTTATACGACTGCCGAATCATATCTTCGTTTGATCCTTTCTTCGGCAACTCCCGTGATAATATCCGGTCAATAATCTTTAGAAAATCCTTAACAAAATCTTCACGCTTGATCAAATGATTAGTATCCATGGGTTTGTAATTTAACCTCCTGCGCCGGATTCGGCCATTTCGCCTCTCCGGGATCCTCACCATGTTTCTTTTGACACCATTCGCATGGCTTGTTTTCGCGCATCTGTTCTATCGTTAATATTCTACCCTTGCACTCCGGGCAAAATTTATGGTATTCCATTTTAACTGGCCAATTTTGCGGCAACCAACGATAGTGTCTGACAGATTGAATTCTGCGAATCAGCCATGTCTTTATGTTCTTCTCGTTGGAATTCGTTAGCCTTGGCCATCGTAGAGTGAAATTCTCGCGCTTGGGACGTGTGCTCCTCAATTGCTTTAGTAAATTGTCGAATCGTATCTAAAAATACCGCGCGCTCTTCTTTGGCTTGTTCAAGGATCTCCTTTTGTTGCCTAAGAATATAAAATACGATAATAAAGCATAATGCCATAAAACCAACCCCAAACCCTAGATCTTTAACGCTATCGATTATTCCAGTCCTCGCTATAGCCCCCGCGGTATCCATACTACGACCCCCCTGTTGATTTTTTATCTATCTCTATTATGAGTTCATCCAACTGTGAAATTCTTCCAATCAATTGATGCTTAGCGAACGTGGCCCGTTCAATCCCCTGCTCAACCTCTGCCAGTTTTGTCACTAATTGTTCTTTTAGATTTATCAGTTTTTCTCTTGTCATTGCTCAATCCTTTCATAGCAATCTTGCATGTATGAAGGCATCCTTCGATATACTGATTTATCGACGACATCTCCGTAATTATGATATTCCGGCATTGTGCGTTGTGGACACATGCTCTTGCGGACATAGATGCTTTCTCTAAAATGGGAATCGACTTTTCCACCGGCGGCACATCCTGAAATTAAGATAATAAAAACTAAAAATACAAACCTCATTTCCTCTCCTATTGACAAACGATTAATTGAACCGTTGGATTCCATCCGGTATTTGTCCCTGAAGGTGCTCCCGGAATATTGTAATTTGCTAAATTAAACCATCCCACACGAACAGAAGTTGAGCTTAATTTTTTCATCCCAATCACCATTCCATAAAAATGATACATGCCGGGTGGTATTGGTGGCGTTGGCCCAACATAATCTGTAATCCATTTCCCTATGGGAGTTAAGATATAATACGGATTGCTGTAAGATGAATGCGTTATATCCGTGTATGGCCAAGAACTAAATGAAGGATTACCTAAACTTATGCTATTTATTTGAAGAATCTTTAAGTATTCCGATGCTGAATGAAATACCGCATCCCCAGAACTATTAAAAATCCTCATCCCATAACCGGTACTATTTGTTGTAGTTTCGCGGTAGCATTTCCAATCTATGGTATCTGATTGGCCGCTTTCTGTGGTCATCTTAAACCCGTTATAATCGCTGCCGCTTTTATCATAGCTTAACAAGGTAACAAACCTTGATGTTCCCGGGCGAATAAGGATAAGCGGAACCAATGAACTGGCCGTTATACCTATTGTTGTCGCATAGGTGTAACCCGTACCTCCGTGCGAAATCGTGGCTCCGGTACCTCCTTGCTTATATTCAAGGTTCCGGTAATCTCCGTCGATTTGAATTTCGCCGCTACTATTTTTTATGCGTATGCCGTATGCCATTTAAGTATATAAAAATAAAAATACTAATGTATCCCCTGATGTGTATTGAGTTCCACTGTTGGGCGCCCATGATAATGTCGTCCCTGATCTTGTTACTGCGTGCGGCGTAGTGGTATATGAAGCCGCATTAACTACTATTCCGAATTCTACTGATGAAAGACCGGCAATATCGCTTAACGTTGTATTTCCCGATGCGCCAGACGATACCAAATTACTATACCTAAAGCGAGTGATCCGATCAGTAATCGCAAGTAAGATATTTCCCACAGCATCTTTTATTCTTAATCCATAATCAGACATTAGCTTAATTTCCCTAGTTCAACCCTCAAATTACTCGAGGCGTCGTAAACTTTAATTACTTCGTTTGCCCCATCTATATATACTTTACCGGCAGTGCCCACGTTCACGGTACCGGTGAAATCTCCAGATGTGGCCTTCAATTTACCCCTCATTTCAAAAATGCCAGTAGATTTATCCCACTTAACGCCCTTATCTCCGGCAAAATCACCTATTATGACATCTCCGACATCAGTTCCGGTAATTAATACCTTAAAAACCTCGGCAGCTGCGTCATCATAAGCGACTAGCTTATCCGTATCCAATAATACCCGGGCCCCAGATGCAGCTGTCCTAACGGTCGCCCCGGTAATGGTCCCGGCCGTAATTGTTCCGAGATCTGCTACGATTGCCGACAATTGGGATACTGATATCTTGTTAGCGGTAATGGATCCTGTATAGATATCCCCACCGTCTATTTTTGTGATGTCAGATGCATGCGCCCATCCGGTTGCGGTGGCAATATTGATCTGCTCCCAATGTCCGGCAGCAATCGTTGTGTCTCCGGCGTTTGTCGCGCGATATAACTTATCTCCATCATCTGTATCGATCCACAAATCCCCGGCACTCGTAGACGTAGGAATAGATGTCTGTCTAAATACGGTTATGCCTCCACCGGCACCGCCCCCGGAAGAAACCTCTACCCACGTACTGGATTGATAGATATAAAGCTTATTGCTGTCATTTGTGTCTACCCAGTAATCTCCGGTGTTCATGCCGGTGGTAGGAGCGTCATTCTGATAAAAGGTCTTAGGTGGGACCGCATCGCTGGCCAATTTCGATACTGTTATCGAATTAGCGGTAATCTTACTCCCATCCAAGCTCAAAATCTTTGCGCTTGTAATGATCGCGTCTTTTATCTGCGCTGATAAAGTGATAATATCTGAAGCATATATCTTACGGCCAGTTATTGCCTGATCAGAAAGCATACTCTCGGTAAATTCAATAAACTTTACCTCCACGGAAGATGTCAACGCTCCCTCGCCATATCTATCTACGCCTCTCACCTTATAATATCTTGTGGAGTGTACGAAAAATTTAGAGGTTGTATCTGGTTTTGTAGTCCAGGCAGAAGCTAGGGTAAATTTCCCTGTGGTGGTATTGTATCCGGTAATTTTCTTTTCCTGTCCGGATCCGGTCCCGGAAATGATCTCTACATAACTGCCCACCCAATAATCAGTGCCAAATCCGGCAAGTGTCAAGTCAGTTATATAATCGGTATTGGCAATACCATCATCATCGGCTATACCATTTAAAGCGGTCTCACCTTGAACGGTACAATTTCTACCTGATACCTTAGAAAGAAGGGTCTCTTCACCCGCCCAGGCGTTTGTTTTTGATACCCAAACTTCATAATTTAAAATGTCGGTAGCCGAAAGGTCAGTCCAATACAATCTTGCGATGTTAAAAAAGATATCTACGCCTAACCCGGTAGGAACTGCCGGCGCGGCGTTTGCCGGAGTCACTGATGCCGAAGATATCGAATATATCTTACTTGAATTAAATGCCCTTATGTAATAGGTACCCGGGGAACGAGTCGCAGGTATTAATATTTTCTTGTTTGCCAACCCCCTAAAGATAAGATGAATACTGTCAGTCCCCCAATTCGAATCCTCATCACGAATCTCATATCCGGCTAAATCCAAGCTGGTAACGCTTCCCCAGGTCAATTCCAATTCTGATCCCCATGAATAAGCGAATCCCGTAACTAATGCCGGGGGCGTTTGGCGTCCCTGGATCAAGATACTATCTGTTGGCGCATCGCTTAAAATCCCCTCCATGCCATTTGTGCAAACAGTCAGCACCTTAACATAATAGGTCGTATTCTTAATCAGTTCTTTATCGATTGTATAATTAATGCCATAAGATACCCCTACCGGGTAATAACTCACTCCGCCATCATCGGAAAGAAATATCTTTGCATAATAATATTTATTTTGACAGCCGATATCGTCCGGTTTTTGAAACCAAACCTCTATAGTGCTTTTAACGACACCGGAAGGTAATACCGCAACCCCTTCAGTCAATTCAAGTGAAGTGACAGGTGGAACGGTTAACGTCAAGGACGAAGAGTTATTGGTTGGAATGGTAATCGAATCTGTATCGTAAATGTTACTGTTGTATTCAATGCCAAGAATTTCAACTTCACCTTCATTCTCCCTTTTAATCCCTATTACCCTAAAATCCTTTTTAACTTTGTTATTTTCACCAAAAGAATAGATATCTCCGGCCGCTGGCGCCTGGCTGAAGGCTACACTTACCGTTACTTCTGTATAGGTCCCGGCTGCATCGCTAACGGTCTTTTCCACAATTGTATCGTCAGCAAATCTAACCATAATTTTATAGGTTTTGCCGGCTTCTATTGTGACGCTTTGATCTAATTTAACCTTTGTGGTGGTTGATCCGGATTGAACCCGGCCGGAAAAGCCCCATTGTGGAACATCATGGGCCACGCTTATAATATCTCCGGCCTGACAAGCTATAGCATCCATGCCGGCTTTGAATGATACGGATCTGTTTACATATTTGCAATTAAGTAGCGCATATTTGCCCTCACGTAAGGCGTAGCTTTTGCGGGTTGTGAATACTTTAATCTGCTTCTTACGCATAGGATCTCCCGCGGCAAGGGCAGTCTCATCAATTACCGCGATTGTTTCTTGCTTATAGTCAAGATCCTTATCGAGGAATTGCACCTCAATAACGTTCGGAACATCTTTGACGGATTTCCAAGATTGCTGAAAACTATCCTTGATAATATTTCCCATACCAAAAAGCTGGACAGGAGTACCAGCTTTATCTATTACTATGCTGATACTGTCATTCGAGTAAAAAGGAAATGCCCGGAAGGTGGCGCAGATCTGTAGAATGGCATCAAGAGCCTTGGTGGATCCATCTATTACTAAATCAAGCCGGAAGCGTTTCTCATATCCTCCATTACCATCGCTTACTTTGGTGTCACAATATTTTGCCATATCAAGGAACTGGCCTGCATTGATATTACTGGATGCTATAAATTCCCCTAAACCAAACCGGGTATCGGTAAGTAAATATTTAAGACACCAAATCGGGTTAGCACAGTAGGTTTCTACATAAGAAACGCCATCCCAGGTACAGGAAGCATCGTCAGACAATCTCTTCCAAAGGCTATTTACATCATCCCAATAGTAGTCCTCCCAAGAAATAGGATTGCCACCATATCGGATATCTGGAGCTAGTATCTTTTTGCCTTTTACGACCGCTGAAAAGTTGGGAGTTGCCCCGGAAAGCTGATCACTGGCTAAGGCTTTTATCCCCAATAATGCGGTATAGGGATAAGACAAATCATCGGTAGTCACCTCGTCAACGCTGCTCCAGGTGAGATCTCCTGTTTTGACCGGATCAAGCGTACTGGCATCAGACACCCTTGTAACCCTGATATCATATTGACCGGGAGTTAGCCCGCGCTTACTGAATGTCCGGCGCAGTGCGGTTCTTGATTTATCGGATATAGTGGTATTTCCAAGATTAGTCCAAGAACTATCCGCATGCAGTTTGTACTCAACCTTGTATGTTACCTCCCAACTATTTATTGCTCCGGTCCCGGAATCGGTTTGAAATAAGCCGCTCGGAAGCGTTAATAAGACATCAAATCCCTCAATATCAATTCCGTCGGTAGTATAGATGTGGTTGCTGTTTAGTGTGTTTAATGCTACCCCCACACTATAAGTACTATGCAGGTCTTCAAAGTTAGGTATTACCGCTTGGGCTGATGTCCCGAGCTTAGTAGTGTTGGTGATCCCGGAAAAGTTAGCGATAGGCTGATCATTTACTTTGATATCAGATATGCTTTCTATTTCACCTTCACAAAGAGCAATTAGGACATTAAGATAATTTTTATCGCCGTCACTTGAAATAAATTGGCTAACAAGATTGCCTCCGGCCTTGTGTTCTCCGAATATGATAGGTACGGGGATCCCCACATCCTGTTGCGTTGATATACCATCCCATCCATAGGTAGGACTACTTTCATCCAAACCATCACCTACAGTGCCAAAACTTGGCGCGCGGATACCCTGGGCCATCATTAAGCTGATAACACTTGTGGCAATAGTAGCAATGACTACCAGGGTAGTAAACCAATGGGTAACAAATGCCCAATACAAGAATGCTCCGATGGCTTCAAGCTGGACATCCGGGGTTATAATAATCTCATCTTCATTGTCTATTGACTGATTTAGGTCTTTTATTTGCTTCCCGGAAACGATTATCTTCCATCCATCAGCTTTGAAGCTTGAAAGCTTAATATATTCTTTAAGCGGAAGATTCCTGACAAATGGCAAAGTAGCGGAAACGCGGCCATCGTGATTTAAAATATTAGGTATAAGTGTAATCTTAACCATTTTGTCCTTTATGTCGGTAAAATCCCTCTATCTTATCTTCCCAATCATATAATTTACTCACTACCGTACCGCCTCTCCGACAATGCAAAAACATTTCTTCATTTAAGATTATTCCGGCATGATTAGTTATCCCGTGGTTATTTTTAAAAAGCACAACATCAAACAATCCCGGATTAATAACCCTCTCCCAATCTCTCCAGTAGTTTTCAATGAATAGGTTTTTATTTTTCCGGGACCAGTCTTTTGCGTAAACCTCGTCAATATCCCAAAGCTTTATGCTTCTGTCCGCGTATACCAGCTTGATAAGCCCCCAGCAATCCAGTCCATCTAAGGTTCTACCTCCATGCAAATAAGGGGTACCAAGATACTTGTCAATTACGGTTTTTTCATCTACTTGAGTCAACATAATTACCCCACATATATACGTCTTGTAGGAATACTTGGAAAGGCCCCAAAACGTAGATAGTTAGATCCTCCGGCCATGGCTTTACATGCTGCCTTAGTCTTATTGCAAGTTGTCGTGGCACCGGAATATCCGCATTCGGTTGATTTAAACTTCCACGAACAATAATTGCGCGAATATACCCGGGCCGGCACATTGACGTCCAGGACATCGGTCTTAGGTAAAAGATTGAATTCCGCAACCTTCTCGTTTGCTATGTAATTATCGATAAAATAGGTAAAATCTATATACGCATCCGTGTCGGCAAGCTGATCTGCCCATACCATACGAATGGTAACCTTCTTTTTCCTCCAATCATAAAGCTCAAGATAAGTCTGTATAGCTTGACTAACGTTTGATACCGATATCTTTACCCCTTCGATTTCGCCCTGGGAATTCTCTCCAATACTTTCATGAGTTATAGGGAATCTGGTATAGGTTATTCCGTTATAGATGATATCCGTATCGTAACCCGCGAAATAAAGATTAGAGCCAACCCCATCGTAGTCGAAAATGGTATAAAGATATATCGGCTTATTCGTTGAAGCGTTCTTTTGACTCTTAGTGGTAGTATTGATAGTAATCATTTCACTTGGATTAATTCCAGCTCAAAATCATAAATTCGATATGAAATCTGCTGGTATTTAAAGCTGTCTTCTTTAAACCGCACCGTGTATTCAACGCTGTCGTTCGGATTAGTCCAGGTAAAAGAAGTCAGCGCGCCTTTTTTAGTTGTGAAAAAATTACGAACATTCTCCATCTCTGTTTTTGTCCTGCAAGAGAATACCAAATTGAATGATCTTAAAGGATTGGCCCACTTTTGCCGGCGTTGCTCAAAACCATTTTCGAATTCAGACACTACGGTCTTCTGCATTACTGTTTCTTCTACCGGGAAATCGCAATTGTATGAGAACTCTGACATCTTAGCTCCTATTTACGGCGAAATTTCTGCATTGACGGACTCCGCCTGTCCAAAGCGTTGGAAATTACTCCTTCAATAGCTTTTGAATTTCTCTGTATATCGCGGACATCCCAAGCCTGTATCACAACAATTGGCTGGTTTGTTACGTCTCCGCCAAGTGAATCACCTCTATTAAGCCGATCAAAGTTATTCCGGCCCAAGGCAGACATACCCTTCCGGGAAAGGACCCCTTCGCCGGTTTGGGCGATAATAGGCACCTCATCAACAGCAAGACCGCTGTGAGCCCGGATGATGCCACCTTCATGGAAGTATTGCGCGAGTTTACCGAATTTACCTAATCCTATGTTACCGATGGTATTTATCAGCAACATCTTCATTAATACCTGGATGATCATCTTAAGCATCTGGTTGCCAAAATCAGAAATGACCTTACCCAAATCGTCAAATTTGCTGGTAACAATGTCAAAGAATAGATCAGACATGGTATTTTCTAAACCTTGAGCAAGATTCTGGATTATGTCTTTTACCGCCATGCTCCAATCGTATATGGTTGTCTTTATGTCGGTAAACTTATCTCCCAGCTTACCAAGCCAATCGAATGTTCCGGCGATGCCGTTTTTTAAATTATCGAATCCGCGGGACCAATCGCCCTCGCCGGTTTGAAAGATTTGGCCTATTTTCTGGGTATTCTTCTCAAGGTGCGGTAAAGCTCCATCTCCGAACTTATCCAATTCCTCCCGGGCTTTCTTCATTCCCTCGGCTATAGATTGATACATTTTTCCTATAGGTCCCGGGATCTTCCCGAGTAATGTATATAATTTTTCAAATCCTCCCAAGATAAATGCAATGACGCGGGAAAAAACTAATCTGATAGCCTCGAGTCCATTCATAAAGAATAAAAATAATACTTCCAGCGTGCTCATAACGGTATCCGCAACGCCTTTGAATTTAAACATTAAGGCTATAAGAATGACCACGGAAGCGATAATTATAGTCAAGGGAATATTGGCGAGCATGAGGCTTAAAAATTTACCTCCCAGGTTAATGACAGTTCCGGTAAGAGTCGTTAATTTACCAATAAGCCAAACAGCGCCTCCGCCGAGCGTCAAGAAAGTACCTACCATAAAGGCCCCCTGAACGATCTGCTGTTGAGTCGCTGGGCTAAGACTGTTCCAGGCATTCAACAAATTGCCAAGGATATTGGTAAATTTCTCCATTATCGGGACCAATGCATTAGCTATTGATATCTGAAATTGAAGCGTGGCACCCTTCGCGCGCTCAATTTGGTAAGATACCGCGGAAGAATACTGCGCGGCGTTGTTAAAGGCAAGCATCATGGGTCCGGTTATGCTGGCACCCAGCATAGTTAAAGCACTCCCCATCTGGGAGATCTCTTTTCCGGTAGATCTTAGGGTCTGGCCCAGTTCCCGGGCAGAATTGGCGAATCTACGAAGGCCGCCCTCAACCCCCTGGAGTTTTTTAGAAATCTCATCCTTAAGCTTCATGATTATTTCTAATTCTCTATTTGTGGGCATTGCCTTCTTTCTCCTTCCTATCTCTTATCTTGTCCAATTCCGCTTCAACTACTTCAAACGCCTCAAATAATTTTGCCGGTTGATCCATCCATCCACCGGCATTAGGTAAATATCCCTGCTTATAATATAAAAAAGCTTCGAGCAACTTAATGCTCTTTCTTGTTATCTGTTTAGCCGGGCATCTGTTCGTCTCAAAATCATCGAATTTCCAATAGCCGGGAATCGGTGAATCTGTATTGCACCCACGTTCGATCTTATCGTCGTCGGTGCATTTTCGGCAATCCAGGCCAGCATCCATGACCTGAACTGCCATGATCAGTTTTTTGCTTCTTCCTCGGTCAACTTATTGGCCGACAGGACGACCTCCGCTAATTCATCGATTAACTCTTTTGGAAACATCTTGATTATTTCATCAGAAACAGCCGGATAATTCTTCCCGTTGATTGACGTGCTGATTGATTCGAATTTTACCGGCTTCTTTGTCTGGGGATCTCCGAAATTCTCAATATCTCGAATCCCGAATTTAACCGCTAAAAGGTTCTTCTTGCTGATCAAGATATTCGCTTCGGCCTGATCATTCGGGTTCTTCGAACTGATTTTTAACGATGTGGTCTGATCCTCAACATACGATCTCAAAAAAGGATCTAATGACCCTATATGAAACGTTGTGGGGTTCGCTTTATCCGGATCATATTTTGATACGTACGGCTTTGCCTCATAAATGTTTATTCCTGTTAACATCTCTCTACCTCCTCTAATTAAAGTTGAATAAAGCTGAACTCATCATCCCCGTTTACGCTTCCGTTTAAATCAAATGAGCATTTGGCCAGCTGCATGCCATCCCTGTCCTCATCATCTACCTTGGTTAACTGCATTTTTGGAGCAAAGAACTTGAACATATTGCCGGTTGTGGCGCCTAAACTAATCGCAATTGCGATTTCAGTATTCCCGACAAACTTCGAATAGAAATCATACGCCGCCACTGTCACCATTTCCGGATTCAGACTGCCGGAAATATTCCGGTCTGTAATCTGGAACGACAACAGGCCCCGGGGATCATTAATATCATCCCGGCTGGACAATGTATTATTGACATCGATATTCATTTCCCCAATGCGCGCGGCATAAGTATCCAGCGCCAAAGCAGCTGATAACAATGCTGGGGGTTTAGTGGTTTCATGGGTGATCCCAGACAGTAATGCGACATCCGTGATGCCAGCCTCTACACCTTGGAATGTAAAATCGAGCATTACCGGCTGGCCACTCTTGAAATTGAACTTTACGCTGCCGCGGGCGCCTTTTATGAGTTTAAGCACGCCATCTTCATAGCACCCCATGGTCAAAGATGAAACAGTGGTGCTTATGGGCCTATATTCCTGGCCTTCGGTAACGGCAGCTCCGGAAGTGGTTGCTGATGCTCCAGAAGTGCCGCCAGTGATGACCTCGCCGGATTGTATGGTTCCGCTGATCACGACATAATAAACTTTTGTAGCGCCGGTTGCTGTGTTAATAATAACGCGACCCTTGCCGCTGGAAGTGCCGCCGGTGATGGTCTCGCCATGTTGAAAAGGACCGCTGGTAATAGCGCCAATGGCGTTAGATTTAAGGACATTGGACTCAAAGCCGCATGCTTTTAATAACTTTACCCATTCGGCATCGGTTGTTTTGGTCCCGGATCCTCTCAATTCCATGCTAAAGGTTAAGCCCGCGGGCCTTCTGCCAGCGACCTTGCCCATGCCAGAGAACGAAGATCTTACCGGATTACGGGTAAAAAACTCCACATCGTGCGTCACCTTGGGAGAATAAACCAATAATTTAGCATCGGCCGCGGCCAACGTTTCCGCTGTTCCCTCTGCCGCTTCAACCTTTGCCGCCAATTGCCTCTTTCTGATTAACATCGTAAGCCTCCTTGTGGTTAATTTATTTCACGTGAATTAATCTATACATAGACCGTTGGGTCGGTTAATTTATGCTTATAAATGATTTCGAGTTCAACAATAATGCCAAAACTTGGTTGACCATCAACGGTCTCAAAAGGCGTATTATTTATTATGTTTGTATCTTCGGCATATCCTCCGCGCGTAGGATCTACCATTAAGACTTTTTCCACATCAGCCAAGAGACTGGCCAAAACCTTATCCGATGGATCTGTGGCGTCATCGTCTTGCCTCATCCAGACATCGAGATATACCGAGAATTTGCATGTTGCCTGGGGGTTAGGCTCCGGTTTCTTTTCCTCTAATCCAGAATTAATCACGATGCATGGCACTGCCTGCAACGGATTGCCTTTTTGATTCCAACGCTGAACACTTAAAATGGTGTTGTTATATCCTCCGACAACCGTTATGCCTTCAAGAGTAGTTTTAAGATTTGCTAAAATATATTCGCGCAAAGACGTGCTCATAGAAATGTTTTCTCCAGCGTATCCTTAATCGATTTATTTAATATCTCAATTCTTACATTCTGCATATCGTCCCACGTTTGAATAAAACCGAGGCGCGGTTTGATTTTAACTTTGTTTTTTAAGATATACATAGGCGTTATTGTCCTGGCCTTTTTTGCGATCTTTGCCAGATATCCCTTACCATTCAAAGAGATCTTCTTAACACTGTTTATTGACTGCGGACGGCGAAATTTCTGCTTTAACCTTCCATCGGCCTGGAACATTTCCGTTCTTCGGGACAAAGGTACGGCGATCTTACCTCCACCAGGGTTAGTGATTGTGGCGCCGGTTTCATGGATCCGGGCGATCTTTGAATCGGTAAAAATTTCCATTCCCATGCCCTCAATGTCCTGCGATACTAAACTTGCCCGGTGAAAATAGCCAAATATACCATGGGATCCTGAACGTACTCCCGGGGGACCTTGTAACCGTGATTTACGAAACGTATTTAAGAATTTACGGCTAATATGATCCATCCCATCGGCAATATTATATTTCAATTCCTTTGGGAATAGCCTCAAGGCTTTTTCTAAATTGTTCGTATTTATTTCAGCCGTTAACTCGGACATATTATTTCGTAATCAATAAATGCCAGATTCCCGCGTCCTGGCCTAAAATATCAGTTACGCTCCATGTTATATTTGAACCGCCAATACGTTCCGGCAAGGAGACCGTATCTCCGCCCTTGTTTATCGATGTCACGCCATAAGTAGCGTCATTAGCGATAAAGATCTCAACTTGATCTATAAGTGTGCGGCCTGTGTCTTCACTTGCCGGCGAAATTCTCTTGCGTTCAACGATAGCCTTAATAGATTTAGCGGTACCGCCCTTACTGGTGTAGGTTATCGCTTCAGCAAACTCATCGCCGTTTAAAATTGCATTTGCCGCATCTGCGGCCATTTGTGTCTTAAAAGTCATGGCTTAAAAACCACGCCCCGGGGAATTTCTTCCCCGAGGCAATGGACTTTTACTTACGGTTACGCTACTTTCAGTAGATGCGCGAAATATGCATCCACCAGGTTCTCATCCGTGTGCTGACGTACGCGGAAGATGTCACTTCTGATATCCTCATCGCGATACTGTTCAACAAACGCGTTGTCCGGGCAATCCTGGGTCCAAAGGAATGTACGGCCAACTGACGGTTGAGAAAGATCAAGCGCATTTTCCGCGACCACGGCCAGAGAAACATAAGTCGCTGACCAAATATCGGCGCTGGAGAATGCCTGTCCTTCTTTGGCACTGTTCTTGATGGCATTGCCGACAAGAACGTATTTCACGCCTAAAAGATCAGCCAAAGCGTTGATCAATTCCTGCTCGGTTGTTCTGGATGTATACTTAATGGCATCTTTCACCTCATCCAAAGCAATAAGCCGATCTCTATTCGTTGCACTCATGACGATTGCGTTCGGCAATAGACCGCAATTTGCGCGCACTTTCTGCTTTGCTGCGCGGACGGCTGCGATAACTTTAGAGGTTACCGTGGCCCAAGGAGCGCTGCCGGAAATGTCGGTATACAGAGCTGCTCCGGTGAATGTGCTAGTGCTGAAAAGTTTGTCCGCGATCCTTTTTTCCTGATTCCTTAACACTACGCCAAGGGCGATCTTTGTGGCCGTCAAATCGGCATCGAAATCGCTGGCATACATATTTCTTTCGGAATCGTCAACCGGGCTTTCCCATCCGTTCTCTTCGCAGGAATAGGTTTTATCCTTTGCCCCGAAGCTTCCGCGGTTGTAATTGCTTCTTGCTGACCTCTTGGTATCACCCGTCTGTGCGATTGTTTCGCGGGTGATTGCCGGGAAAGTGGCCTTTTTTACTTTGGTAGGAAATACCGGGAAAACTTTCGTCCCGATATAATCGCTATCCTGCTGCATGAACTCCATGACTGCCGCCCCAAGATCCAATCTAGGCGTAGCCCTCGATCCTGAATAATCAATACCTGGCATCTGAATCCTCCTTTTTAGTGTTGCTGTTTTGTATTTGATACACGGGTTAACCTTTTATTACCTTCCTACTGCTTAGGCTACGGGTATTGCGAGAATATAAAGCTCGATATCCGCACTTGCAGCAGATGATTCTACGGTAATCGCTGCGCCTGATGCGACTTCAGCCTGGGCATCTACGATGCTAGCGGCACGCACAATCGCGTCTGCTGTGGCACCTTTTGCCAAAACGGCAGTAGATATTGACGTTCCGGCGTTTTTAACAGTAATATTGCTGTCCGTAGTATCGATGGCGCGAATCCACCAATCCAAGATGCGTAACTTGCGAGCGGCTGTGGCCACGGCAATTGCATCCGGGGTTGCGTTGAAATTACAGACCTTGCGGATCAAAATCGGAACTGCTCCGTTGTTGGCAGCTTCATCAACAAAAGAGCTCGGGCCGATATTTCCGGCAGCGCCATTATTTGATAGAATCTCAATGACGTCGCCATCAGCAGTTGCGGCCTCTAATGCTGTGCCTTGCGCGGTACCAGAAGCGGTATCCTGCACTTTGCCATCATTGGCACCATACAAAACTGCCCCAACAGCCAACACTTCGGCTGCAACAGCTTTATATGTTCTGGATGCTGAACGTAACGTTACTGGAACGCTTTCGCCCAGTGCAGCTTTGCAAGCGGTAATACCAATAAATTCTTCACCGGCATCCGCATACTCAACAGCGGTTCCGCTTCCGGTGGTTAATTTTACCCGGCGATAGGCTTCTAATGCCTCTGTCGCCGTAAACGTCTTAACTCCTACATTTTCCTGTGACATCTGAATCCTCCTTGGTTAATTTATTTCACGTGAATTAAACACGATATCCCCTCGGCGATTATTTACGCGGTTCAGCCGTTGCCCGCAGAGCCTCTACGATGCTGCATTTGTGCTCTTTTGCGTATTCCTTTGCCAATTCAAGATGCGTTTTCTTGGCAGGTACTTCTGTATCGGCCCCGGGCGCCTTATTACCCTTGGCAGAGAGATCATCGAGCCTCTTTTTCCTCATCGCGGCCAACGAGGCATCAACGGTCTTTCCGCTTTCCAGTGATTCTTCGACAATCGCTTCCATGCCCATACCAGCAAATTCGGTATGTGCATTTTTAACGATTGCTAAGGCCCTTGAACGCTCTTCTTTTGTTCCCTCCTGATGACACGCCGCTACCAGGTCAGGGCGTTCTTTCCTTAACTGGTCCACGGTTAGATCCTTCATTTCTACCGGCATTTTAGCCTCCTTGGTTAATGCTTCTCCTGTTTTTACTTTTCCTTTTGCCACCTGATCTATATCCACCCGATTCTCGCGATACCTCTCGAGAAAACTGATCACGCGTTCCAATGCATCGGGATTACAAAGTAATTTATCTAAAAACTCTGTGGCTTTTGCTGACAACTCCACGCTTTCATTGAAAAATATATTAAATAATCCCTTCGTGGCTGCGGGATCATCAACAACGTCAGAGCCATATAATTTTTTAAACCTAACTAATTTAGGCAGCTCCTTTCCTTTCTCATCTTTCTTTCGGGTTCCATCCTTCTCGAGTCGCACTTCAAAATCCGCCGAGAATACTATTGATGTACCGAAAGACTCCGGATCACTTGCGGCAAGATCTAAAATATATGTTGCTAAATCGCCATTGGGGGTCTTATATGCGGTCTCATCAAAATATAGATCTGCTCTCACTATGCCGCCATCCTTGCGGAAATTTTTTGCCCGGCCCAAAAACGTTCCTAATGCCTCGCCACTCATATTGGGGTGACCAAATCGGGATTTAATTCCTATGCTGTTTTTATTGCCTAAGACAACAATTTGATCTAAGGACACCTCGTCCATCTCCCAATCGCGAACATCCTGTTCGTTGAGCTTGCCCTTAGTGATCACGGCATAACCAAAAATAGCGCCCTTACCCTTATCGTGTTTGAAACTAGGATCTACTCCCTTGGCGCCCTCTTCTATGCCCTGGGCTATATTCGATCTTAAAAATTCAGTCTTTGGCATCTTGATTCCCCCTTTATAATTGCTTCTTAAAAAGTGATACTATGAAAGTTTTTGCTTTAACCATCATTCCCTTAGGTGCAATTGTCACTGTAATTTCCTTTTTCTTTTCTGGTTCCTTAATGTTTTTCGCCTTCTTTTTATCCATTTGATTCATCTCCCGGTTTAGGGTCATTTCCCGGATCAGCTGAAGGATCCTCTGGAGCGTTCCCTGCCGGTGGTTGCTTTATTGTCGTAGGTTGCGGCGCTAACTTTATGCCGTATTTATCTTCGAGTTCTTTAACCTTCTTCTGCTCTCTGGCGCGTTGTTCTAAGGTATCCTCCCAATCCTGGCCTTGCGTTGCCATTTCTTCGGCTAAGGTTGAGATGTTGTTATTGATACCATCTACAGCAGCTGCAACTTCTTTCTGCGGATCCACCCACTGCCATCCGGGCGCGATCCAGCGAGTGCGAACGTATGCCTCGCGATTGCGATAAAAATCTAAAATCGGAAGCTCTCCCTTAAGATAAGCCTCCTCTAAAAGAGCTATTAATACCGGTTGACCTAATTTATCCGCGACAAAACGCTGCTGCATCATGAAGAATCTGCGCGCCTCGAGTAATGCGGCCCGGGTATTTGAATAATTAGATTTTGAGAAATCCTTGGCTAAGATTTCGTAGGGAATATTTAACCCGGAAGAGATATCCCGAAGGATCCTCTCCATAAAAAGTCCGAAAGTTCCTCCGGGGCGATTCGGGTTAAACGATTCGATGGATTCACCGGGATTAAGATACTCCACCATGGCAGGGCTTAATTCTTCGATCCTTTTCCCTGTAGAGTCCTGCGATGATCTGTTAACACTCACTTCGTAGGCGTTCTCTTTCTTGATGAATACCGCAAAACATGCCGCTACCCGGGAAGCCACAATCTCTGCTTCCATATATTCAAAGCGGTCTTTAAAAAGATTAAGCACCGGCGCAAAGAAAGGCTCACCTCTGGTTTGTCCGGAACGTTTTAAATGGTAAAGATGAAAGATATTCGGATCCCCGAGGTCATTGAACGCCGGATATCGTATAAAGCTATTAAGACTGTTATTGCCTAAATTTGTCGCGTAAGTTATATCACCGGGGTGAGTATTGCGGATATAATAAGCGAGTGGTTCTCCATACTCACCAATTTGCACACCAAGACGAACGCTCTTATCCGCGTAAAGATCCATAGGAGTATTAAGCCGATCTGCCTCTACAACCTGCAATGCGAAACTATATGGCCGCTTACGATTGGATCCCGGGAGCCGTAAAGGGATGATAATAGATTCGCCATTTACCATCCGGGACCGCTCGGAAAGTTCTTCTATCTCATAAAAATTCATTCTTTCCCCGGCATCCGCGTACGGAACCCAGCGCTCCCAGATTTTCTCAATTTGCTTTTGTAATTGATCAGCGTAATCTTCGTTAATTTTTAAAGACTCTCTATCAAGAGTGCTTTGGGGCCTTATCCCAGAGCTAATAATATTTGTGGTGATCGTATCTACTGCACCGGAAGCGATACCGTCATTGCGTACCAGGTCCCGGCTTCTTTCGCGCAAAGTCGCTAATTCCGGTAATAGATCTCTATCGGCTGATCCACCGCCAGGAGTCCAAGAACCTCTCAACCTTCCGGCTTCGGAACCGCGATAGGCGCCGAACATCTGCCTGGAGATAAAACGAAAATATCTCCTGCGCGCGGCTACTAAGGGAGAAAATATTCCGATAAAATCATCGACCTTATCGGAAAAGGTTTTCTTGGTTTGTTTTCTTTTTACTATGTCTTTAATCATCAGCGTTCATAAATTTAGCGTAGGTCCTGCCGGATCCATTTCCCGCGGCGATGTCTGCCTCTAATTTCCTACGCAAAGTGTATAATTCGTTTAACGATGCTTTCTGAATATTACGCCCACCAATACTATAGGATTGAACTGCCCCACCATTTAATATTGCATAAATCGCGGTATTGACAGCGTCGAGCATTTCTTGATTTGTAGGGCTTACCATGTCTTCTCCTAAAAAACAAAAGCGGCAATTAGATGGTTAGGCACCTAACTGCCGCTTCGATAAATTCGGGCGTCCCCGAAAATATTTTTTATGTTTTGTTACTTATAGTTTATGCTTAATGCAAATTCCTGTAAAGATGGTCGTTACTACGCTGTGGTAACAAGATTTTGAGCCTCTTCAACAGTAAAACCGAGTCTAAAAAGCTTGCAATTCGGATCTTCTTTGTATTCTTCCTGATATCTCTCGGTTATTTCTTGCGTGCGATCATCTTTTAATTCCTGGATACGATGAGTGGAATCGGTTACTCCGGATTCGCCTGTTTCGAGTTTCTTGATGGTAATCCAATCAAAGCGCTCATCAATGCACTTCTGCAAGAATACTTTTGTCTCTGCTGGATATTCGGTAATAACATTCAAGACGTCTTGCTTTGTATTAAAGAATTTAGGAAAACCTTTCATCTGCTACCTCCTCGTTAAGTAAATGTGTAATATTTATCTATCTTCTTAATGGTCGTGATAAACGGTATCTCGGCTTTATATTTATCAATCTGGTCTACTAAAACATTCGATCCGGTAAACAAGATATATTTTTTACTATCTAATGAGAATTGCAAAGTCAAACAACGCGGCGCGCTATCTTTTTTATACCGGCTATCCTTAATCCGGTAGTCTGTAACCGTTATCTCCCGATTAACTACCTCATCAAGCTTAAGCTTCGAGCCCTCCAAGGGCATATTCTCGCGCGCAAATTCACTGAACCGCTTGGGCTGCTTTTCCATTGATGAACTCCTGAAGTTGATCAATTTGAGTTTTAAGGCTCAAGTTATGCGTATTGGCCCATTTCATCCAGCCTACGCTTGAGGCGATTGATGATCTAAACTGCTCTAAGGTGATCCTGCCGGCTTCAAAAAGTCGTGGTAGAATCTTTAATCTACGCTTTATCCTTACTGCCGTTGATTTCCTTAAGAGTACGTATCCTGGGAAATGCCGGTATCCTAAGAAGTCAACGCCCTGGGTTACCGGAAACAGCTCGCATTTACTCATCCGCAAGCCCAAATCTCTATCCAGCCAGACCCTTAAGTCCTTGGCGATCTCGCGCAACTGGCTTTTGCTGTCGCTGAAGAACAAGAAATCATCGCAATACCGGATGTAGTGTTTAATCTTGTAAAGATGCTTTGCGCGCATATCTACTTCGTTAAGGTAGATATTACCGAACCACTGGCTCGTATAGTTACCTATCGGCACATTCCTTCCGTCTGGGATGCTATAAATTATATCTTTTAATAGCTTGAGCGTATCTTTGCACTTAATCTTACGCTGGATGATCCGGTAAAGAACATCGTGTTTCATGCTCGGATAAAACTTTGAGATATCACACTTAAGGCAATATCTGTTATGCCTCACGAATTCCATGGTACGCTTACTGCCTTTATGTATCCCTTTGTTCTTAATGCAAGCGTAAGAGTCGTGGATAAAAAGCTTTTCCCAAATCGGCTCTAATACGTTCATGATCGCATGATGGATTATCCGGTCAGGCGTAAAAGGCGCAATATAAATATCCCTTGTCTTGGGTATGTAAATCTGCTTTACCCGGTAAGGAGACGGTCTATAGGTCTTGTTTGTCAGCATTTCCCTAATGGCAAGCAACTTCGCTTCGGTATCGATGCGGAACTCCTTAACCGCGCGCTGCCAGTTTTTTCCATGGCTGGCGTTCTTAAACGCAAGGCGAAGATTATCCATCGAAGTTATCTTTTTATAAAGATTGTTATGCCGTCTCATTAATTATATTGGGCCGGGTGACTTTCGCTTACGCTACTAACCGCCCTGCCCCTCCGTTGTGTGTTTTGCCTTTTTATCGGCAAGGCCAACGTGTCCAGCCAGGAGTTTAGTTCCGCACCTGTATCCGCGCAAAACCGGCAACCGATATTCGTATTCGTATTCCAGCGGTAGTTATTCGCATTACGACCACGCGATCCGCAATTCGAGCCATTATTCCAATTACGCCCGGCACGAAGCGGCAGCAACCGGTGACACATTAGCCTGATTTTCAAAAAACGACCCGTGTTACGTTATCTGTTTACTTCGTCTACACTGGCTCCGCGCAAAACCGGCAACCGAGAAACGTACGCGCATGCCAGCGGTAGCTATTCGCAAAACGACCACGCGAGCCGCAAGTCGAGCCATTAGACCAAGTACGCCCGGCACGAAGCTTTACATCTCCGTAAGTTCCTTGTCTGTAAAGTTTTCCTTTAGAGCCTGGCAGTGTGTAATCATTGAAGGACTGGCTGTTAAGCGACAAGTCCATAGTTGCGGTTGCTGCTCCGGCATTAGCTGACTCAAGCCTATTATCGGCGCCATCATCATAGTTTAATGCGGTGCCGGTAGTGCTTGCGCTTGAGCTATGCTTAATTTGCAGGTAATACGCCGGGTTATTGGTCGGGATTAACACGTCTTTGGAGAAAAGGGTATTGTTG